ATGTGTTCAAGATTCGCATGCGAAAAGGCATGCTCCCCTTGAGCGGCCAGGCCGACCAGATCAGCAATTGCGAACTGCGGTTACCCGTAGTTGCAGGCGCTGACTCTGCCGACCCGGAAAACATTCGTGCTCTTGTAAGCTGTTTCGCTGGCGCGTTCTATGCGAACGCTGATGCGATTGCCCAAGCTATGATTGACGGCATCGTTTAGGAGGCCTTATGAACCTCTCTAAACGGTACCTGACTCTCGTAGTTATGGGCCTGGTTCCGTCTTTGCACGGGTGTCTCTGGGAATCCCTTCATGTTGATGGGACCCTTGATGCCACGGCAATTTCGGAAGACACTGCCTCGAAAGAGGCCGTATCTCTCAACTCTGAGGATAACACAAATGAAGACGAAGAAAGTAAGTAAGACCTTGTCGGAAGACTACATAAGCCTTATAACTAAGGCTCGGACCCTCCAGTCCGATTTGTTGAACATTATCGATGAGAACCTTCTCACGATGTGGTCAACTGCTCGGGGAGGGAACATGTTAGCCGTAGAAATACGAGCTGAGATGGAGCGCTTCCTTGAGGATTCGTACTACAATCTGAATCCCGTTTGTGTTAATCTCATTGAGATGATCCTTGAGATCGTGGAGCTACAGGAGAAATCCGTAGCTTTGCGGTCTAAGGTCTACCTCAGAGAAGAGACCGAACGGCTTAACTAAGTACACTGAGAATTGGAGGTCACTTGTGACTATTCACAGCGAAGCTCTTTATTCTTACCTGTTCCAGGACCTGTCCGAGCAGCTTCCTGATACCGATCTCGCGATCGGTATTGAGGAGTGGCCCGGTATGACCCCTCGAGAACGTCAGGCAACGGCCCTACTGACTTCTGCCCTTAAGAAATTTAAGGACCAGAAGGAGGACACGGCTGACGCTTTGGCTCTCGAAAAATTCCTTCTATCCAACTATGGATGTCGGAATTGGGAACTCAGACTAGAGTCTTCCGGAGATGAGTTGTTATTCGGACAATTCCGCAAGGAAATGTACGAGTTCTTCACAATCAACGGGTACTCTATTGTGTCTAACATGAACCAGATCGCAGATCTGGGGAATGTTGGACCAGGCGCAAGTCTGTTGGCGACGGGAACCGACTTCTATTCGAAGTTGTTCTCTAGCCGACTTTCAAGCACGTCTGAGGGTCTCTGGACTGTTTATCAGCACTGCGTTTCAAACACCCCCACTTGGACCCGGGCCGAAAGGCACCGAGAGGCCGAGTACGGTGGTGTGCACGTAGTGACAGGTAACCGTCTGTCTTTCGTGGATAAAAAACGCGACATATCTCGTGTTATATGTACGGAGCCCTCACTCAACATGTTCTTTCAGTTGGGCTTGGGCGAGCTTCTTAGCCGTCGTTTAATCCGAAAATTCGGAATCGACGTGCGGAAGCAGCCGGAAATTAACCGAGAGCTCGCACGTTACGCTAGTCTTACTGGGAATCTATGTACTATAGATCTCTCAGCTGCTAGCGATAGCGTGTCGTGTAGGATGCTTGAAGCAACACTGCCAAAGGATATTTACCAATGGCTTATGTTGTTAAGGTCACCTACGGTTACCTTACCAAACGGTGAGGTAGAGCGGCTCGACATGATCAGCTCTATGGGAAACGGTTTTACGTTCCCGCTGGAGTCGATCGTGTTTGCCTGTGTCGTTGCTGCCGTTTACGCCATAGAGGGAATACCTCTTAAGCGAACCACATGCCGGTGGAATTGCTCCACCAGAGAGATGGCGCATCGCCTGCGTTTACGCAGACGGTACGGCATTGAACTGCCAGAGGATCCTAGCCAGATTCAATGGAGGCATGGGAATTTCGGGGTGTTTGGCGATGATATCATCGCTGAGACGCGTACATCTAAAAAGATTGTGCGCCTCTTAAACATCCTTGGGTTCCAGGTTAACGAAAGCAAGTCCTTCTTTGAAGGACCGTTCCGTGAGTCATGCGGGGCTGACTATTTCGATGGTCAGCCCGTCCGAGGGGTATATATTAAATCCCTTCGGTCGCTTAGCTCACGGTATGTCGCCATAAATCGTCTAAACGAATGGTCGGCCGTGACTGGTTTCCAGTTGCGACGTTCTGTTCGCTATCTCTGTAAAGGGGTACGTAAGATCTACGTGCCTCTCCACGAGAATGACGATGCAGGTATAAAGGTACCAAGTAGTATAGCTCACGCCTTAGGTTGCAAAACAAAGGGGCAACACGGCGAAACTCAGACTGGCCCAATATTCGGGACAGTCAAGTATCGTGCGTGGTGTCCTCAAGTTACGCAGCTTAGGTTAAGCGAAACGAAAGGTACCGTGAAGGGTCCAGGCAAGCGTCGTATTTATAACGACAACGGCCTGTTCCTTGCATACTTGCGCGGTGACATTATAGATGGTAAGTGGTCCGTCAGACAAGACCGGACCCGATACCACACGAAATGGTGCACGACCCTATATTGGGATCGTGTACCGACGGTCGGGAAGCAATTCCCGATTGGCACATTGGCCTTGGCTAAGGCCATACAGAGCAATGTTTCATAACGCTCTGTAGCCCCA